ATTCAAGGGTGTGTTCAATCGTCGCTTCGTTGTTCCTGATTATCAGGTAGATCGTTAAGGGTGCTGACATCTTTTTTCTCGAACTTCTTCTCTATTAAGTGACTGATGGCAGATGCCTCATGTTGCATACCAATGTTTTGGTAGTGTTGTCGAAGCTCACGATAGAACTTCGGCACATTGGGCTTGTCCAATATGGCAAGTAGTATCTGATATATTTCCATAAATGAAATAGAGCGACACAAGTGAAAAAGGATTTGGCCCCACTTAGAAATGTTCCCCAATGGCAACAACCTTGGGAGGGCAATTGCACTAAGAAGCCTTGGCAGTATCGTGTGACGGCGGTGGTGCCGGTTCTTGATACTTATGAACAGCTAGAAATATGTGTTCGCTCATTGCAAATGCAAACAGAGCGACCATATGTATTGATTATCGACACAGGAAGCTCTCCAGAGCAATATGCTCAAATTGAGACTCTTCGTGACGAAGACGTGGAAGTACACGCTATCCGGTTAAATGGTGTGTTGCACCCTTCTGACTTCCCGGCTATGGCAATGGATATGGCCTTTAGCTTGTGCCGCACCGAACTTTTATTTGCTACTCACGCCGATGTTTTTTTACGTCGGCGTGATTTCGTAGAACATCTCACAACCTTATGCCCAAGCAAATCACCTGTTGTTGGATACGAAATCAGTCCACGTTGCCATGCAGATTGGCACGGGATGGTTTCCCACACAGCCAGCATGTATCACATGCCAACTATGGACCGAATTGGATTTGGCTGGAGCATGAGAAGATTGTGTAACTATTACAACATTCAAGATTACAGACCCAATGTCTCTCGTCCTCAATGGCCGGACACGGAGATATTGGGCAATTACATTTTGAGATCGTTCAAGATCAAACCACATTTGATCGGTAGTGAACAGAACTTTGAAAGAAAGAAAGACGAGAACATTGACCATCTTCGTAGTTTCACTTCGGGCAAGTTATACAGCCCGGACTACTACGAAGTAGTCAACAAATGGTACGAGGATGCCAAGATTGAAGCTCTTGAAAGACTGAGAAGTTGGGAGCAAGCGAGCGAGAAATGACTATAGGCGCAGTAAATAGATACCCCAATTTCTTTATCACGGACCCCCTTGCGGGGCCTCAAGGAGCTTGATGGCAACAACAGAATATCTAAACAATAAGACGTTCGAGAGTCTGATTGTGAAATTCCAGCAAGCCAAGAAAGAACGTACCAAATACCAGATGTTTATGGATGACATCGCCGCAACTGAACAAAGGACGTTAAAGCGGGGTAAGTACCAGAAGCCTGCCGCATGGGTCGCCATTGAAAAGACCTATCATGTTGTAGCTTTTGAGTTCTCACAGGTACAAGACGAATTGGCATTAGCGTTTTACACTCTGTCACAGAATATTGTACGTTACGCAAAGTTCAATCTCATTGACCAGGATGACGCAGTACAAGAAGGCGTCATGATTTGCTTTGAGAAGATTGATCGCTTCGATCCTAAAAAGGGGAAAGCGTTCAACTATATGACTACCTGCATACTAAACCACTTTAGACAACTATATCGAACCGCCCGAAACTACAATGAACTAAAGCGTAAGTACCTCGATTTCTTGCAGATTCAAATGGACCAACAACTACCAGCATCGAAGGGAAAAAGCATATACAAAAAGCACAATATTTTTAATGACTCTTGATTCGTGGTTGTAAAGAACTAGAATTCTTTAAGCAGACCAGGGTAGATAGTTGCCCTGGTCTTTTTTCTTGATTGTGAGGAATATGGTAAATTATATCAGTAATTCATTCGCTCAACTTGAGAATCAGGAACTGATTCAAAAGTTGATTGATAGTGGGTACGGCAATCTTGTTGATGCCTTCCTGCTAAACGACGGCAAAGTATACACAAAAAAAGGCAGACTCAACAAAAGTGGAGCCTGCCGTGTTCTCAAATGTAAACCGAAAGAACTTGAAGATGCAATAAACGCATGTCAAGAACTATTGAAAAGAGAAATGAGCGAAGAAGAGGAAGAAGAGGAAGAAAAAGATGGCGAAGATTAAGTAATAATCAAATTTCTATTTCTTTCACGCTGTAGTCTTAAAAATTCTTGATAGCTTAGTGCAGCAGAACCACCACCACCACCACCACCACCACCACCGCCACCGCCGCCACCGCCATTTTCGATGTAAGCTCGGTCATATCTGAGGGTTAAATCGCAAGTGATTAGTTCACTGGTGGACATATCTAAGTCGCCAAATTCTACGGCCTGCGGCCAAACAGTCTCGAAAACCCAAGTTTCAATCTTTGTGCCACATCCATCGTAAAGTTCTAACGTGGCTTGTGGCTTCTTGAATCCATCACATGATGGTCCGTATTGACTGTTGGATCGTGGATCATAAAGCTCGGACAGCCATTCAAATACGGGATTGAGTGAATTTTTCTTCAGATCATAAAGAGTCAGTGTTATTGGCTTCCATTCAGGTTTGCCAGGATAATACACTGTTTCATTTAAGTGTTGAACTTCAATTTCCTTGAAGGACAGCGAAGGACGTGCAGCCTTAGATGGAGGTAAAGAACTTACTCCGTCTGCGCTCACGTCTTCAATTTTGAATAACCAGCGGTTCTTTCTTTTGAAGCAAGCATTTGGGTCTTCTAGCCCAAAGTCAAAGCCCATGTTTCTGCCGTTGCCGCTACGTGCCATGATTTACCTTAAAACCTTGCTCCAGGGACTCTTAGTTGAATATTCAAGGCAGAAGAATTCAAAGGAATTCCACCAAGACCAACATTGGCATATAAAAAGTTCACGTTTCCACCAACCAATCCTGGATTTAGCGATCCTTGACCACTGCCAATTCCTGCTCCCAACGGGAGTGTTTCTGGTGGCATCAAAGGAAAATTGTTGAAACTATTGTTGCCGCCAACGGAAATGCCTAAGCAACCACCACAAGCGGGGTTGATTGGCGCACCGCAATTTTGCAATACTTCAACGGCACTGTATCGCAGGGTTAGTTCAATATCCACTTCTTCTGATGACGAATAATCTAATTCGCCGAAGTTGATTCCTTGAGGCCAAACATTGTATAATTTCCACGTTTCCATAGTCGTGCCGCAACCATCAAAGAGCTTCAATACACCCATTCCGGCATATGATCTTCTTGTTGACGCTTGGTGTAATCCGACTGCATCGGTGAAGTTGTAAACTGAAGCGAGCCAGTCCCAGAGGGGTTTCATGGCTACCGCATTGGTGTCGTAGTAGGTAACAGAAATAGTTTCCCATTTACCTTTACCTGGAATCCAATCGGTTCCATGCAGGTAATTGATTTCTGTTTCTTCGACATTGAGGTTGGGTCGAGCGGCCAGCTTTACATAATGAGATGGCACATCCCCACGGACAAGACCTTGTACTTCAAACGCCCATCTATATTTGCGCTTGAATACAAGGTCTGAGTCCGCAAGATGTCCAAGACCCATATCCCTTGATCTTGGTGTCCATGATTTTGGCACGGGTATACTTGATCTTGGCATGGGTATATCCTATCTGTAGGTCGATTAGCAGCCTGCACAGCAAGGATTGACTTGACCACCGCAAAGTGGAATATACTGTACTTCGCTGTAGCGAAGCGTCAATTCAACCGTTACTTCTTCCGAAGAAGAATAGTCCAGTTCGCCAAAGTTAATGGCCTGTGGCCACATATGACTTAGGTTCCACTGTTCCATTGCAACACCGCAACCATCAAATAGCAACAATGTGCCGTCTGCGGAATATCCAGACGATCCTGGACCTGCTCCTCTCTTCGAGGACTGGTGCAGACCGATTGGATCGGTGAAGTTGTAAACCGTTGCTAACCAACTGAACAAACCTGTGATACCATTGCCGCCGTTACCAATGTCATAGTAAGTAACAGTAATGGTTTCCCAACTTCCCTTGCCCGGAATCCACATCTTGCCATGCAAGAAATTGATTTCCGTTTCTTCAACCGTTAGGTTAGGCCGTGAAGCCAACTTTACGAAGTGAGCAGGGATCAACGATGTTGTACCGCCGCAGTACGGCTGAACTTCAAATGTCCATCTGTATTTTCTTTTGAAGACTAGATCGGGACCGGCCAATTGGCCCAATCCCATATCACGCCCAGCACCTGATCTTGCCATAATTATCTCCTTGTGGTCTACTCTCTATTTGAGCCAGTTTGTTAGAAGGTATCTGCGTTCTCGGTGAAGCTGCCTGTTCTGTGAATCGAGAACTCGATGAAGATGAATTCAGCGGCTCTTGTTGGCTGAACGCCAATTTGCGCCCGGAACTCATTACGGTCGATTACATCAGGAGTATTCAATTCAGCATCGGCCTTGATGATGAAGTCGGTAACGCCCCGACCCACCTGAACCTCACGCAAAATCTGCGAAGCAATGCTTACAAACTTGCGCTGGAACGTCTCGTCGTTTGGATCGAATAGAAGCTGACGGCTCGCAGAGCGAATTCGTTTCTCTAGGTAAAACATCAATCGACGCACGTTTACACGGTCCAAAGCTGTTGGGCGGCGTTGCAGGGTCTTTTGACCCCAAACCAAGAAGCCGTCAACATCATTGAAGTGAACGATTGGGTTGATGCAGTTACGATTTCCGTACATCAAGTCACGCTCTGCAAGCGTCGGACGGTTGTAAACGTCGGTGATCGCCGGAACGATACCACGATTCATACCAGCCGGAGCAAACCAAGGAGCCGACAAGAAATCGCTTCGAGCGATAACTGCCATGATTGAGCCGCTAGGTGGAACCCAAACGTCAACCCGGTTGAAGTTGTCACGAATCTTAACCCAAGGCCAGTACAATGCACCAAAGTCCGAGTCAAAACGTGTGAGGTTCAGTGGGTGAGTACCGTTCTGCCACGCTACGATTTCACCAACCGTCAGACCGAATGGAGGATCAATGATCGCCAAGCAGTCCATACGGGTGTTCTGGCAGAAGTCCAACAGGGCCGTTACTACACTGGTGCTGGAGTGACCAGGAACAGCGATGAGGTCGATG